CATCATGACCCAAGGCCAGATCGCAGACGTCGTGGGCCTCGTCGCAGGTGCCGCCGTCTTTTCCGAGCCCGACGGTGATCTCATCGCCAACGTCGCCGCGGGCAACACCCGAGTCGGCTACACGGTCGAGGCCTCCCGCCTCGTCGTGCAGGGCTGACGACGACGAGAGAATGGGAGACAATCCGATGCAGAAGATCGCATCCACGCGCGACCTGCTCGTCGCCGACGACCTGCACCCCTCGGTCATGAGGCTGATCAAGTCCATGACCGTGCAGGGCGCGGAGCGAGGCTTCAACGAGCGAGCCGACGCCATCATCAAGGCGCAGGATGGTACGGACATCAATGACTTCTGGAACGAGGTCAATGCTGCCGTCAACCTCCGCAATCGCCAGCGCAACCAGCTGGTGGATCTGCTCACCTACCGGGTCACGGACATCGCCGAGAAGGTGACCGTGCCTACGTCCGGTGAAGACTTCGAGAAGGCGACCGAGTACGGCCTGCCCAAGGCAATCCGGGTTTCGCCCGGCAACACCTTCTGGCGGGGCTACGACTTCGACTTCTACGACCTCGGAGTCCGCTTCACCTGGATGTACATCGCCGACGCGGACATCCGCGATCTGCGAGCTCAGGTGAACGCCGCGCTCGAAGCCGACAACCGTCTGGTGTTCAACCGGATCATGCGGACGCTGTTCAACCCGCTGAACTCCACCGGCATCTCCGACGACAATCTCCCCGTCACCGTGTTCAAGTTCTACAACGGAGACGGCGAGATTCCGCCGCCGGTGGGCACCACGACCTTCCTGGGAACGCACAACCACTACGTCACGACGCAAGGCATGGGCACCTCAGCTACTCTGAACCCGGCGTCGGTCGAGGGGATGCAGACCCAGCTCGACCACCACGGCTACACGCTGCTGGCGGGCTACCGGAAGGTGCTCTGGGTGAACACGCAGGAGTACAACGTGATCCGGACGTGGAAAGTCGCGAGCGGTGCCCCGTGGGACTTCATCCCCGATGACACGCGGACTGGCGGTGGAGTCTTCATCCCCGACGGCAGTGGTGGTCGTTACGTCGGCGCTCCTGCTGGTCGGGTTCCCGGCCAGGTGGGCACCTACGGCCCCTGGCACGTCGTGCTGAACGACTACATCCCGGCCGGCTACCTCGTCGGCCTCGCGTCGGGCGGTCCCGACGGCCTCACCAATCCCATCGGAATCCGGGAGCACTCGAACCCGGCATACCGTGGGCTGAAGGCCCTTCCCGGAAACCGTGCGGGCTACCCCCTGATCGAGTCCTTCTTCCAGAGGGGCCTCGGAACGGGAATCCGTCAGCGCGGCGCCGGCGTCGTCATGCAGGTCTCTGGCAACGCGGCCTACACCGTCCCGGCGATCTACGTCTGATCCGCTGGGTCAGTACTCGCCTGAGAGACAAGGAGAAAACATCATGGCGACGAAGGACACGAAGGACATGGTCAAGTTCCTCATGCCTGACGGCACTGAGGTCAGCGCTGACCCCCGGTTCGAGCTCGAGCAGGCTCTGGAGAAGATGGTCAACTCCCACGAGAACAAGGGAGACATGGGCATCGACTTCGAGGACCAGAAGGCGCAGACCCAGGTCGAGCACGTGGCCAATCTCCAGTCGGGTCAGCCCGGCGTCGGAGAGAACGCCACTCTCGAGGACCCGGTCCGGGCCAACTACGGCCCCCTCGGGTCGCCGGCCCAGCAGCGCCAGGTCGAGGACTACCAGCAGGCCCTGGACGAGGGTGCCTCGCCACATTCCACCTCGGTGGAGGACGACGAGCCCGTCGACAGCAACGAGGCCGTGCTCAAGGCTCGGGAGCTCCGCAAGGAGCAGGCCAAGAAGCTCGCCAAGGCGGAGGCCAACCTCGACAAGGACGGACCCGGTGACCCGGAGAAGCCCTACACGCAGTGGACCGTACCTCAGCTGAAGCACGAGGTGGCCCGCCGCAACGAGGGTCGGAACCAAGACTCGCAGCTGTCGCTGAAGGGGCTCAAGAAGAAGGCCGCAGTGGCCAAGCTCCTGAAGCGGGACGACGAGACCCAGGCAGCCGGCTCCGGTGACGGCCCCGGCGGTGGCGGCACGCCCGACACCAGCAGCCAGTCGTCCGACGACGACTCCTGACAAGGGACTCCCGCCATGCCTCGCACGAACGCGGAACGGCTCAGAGCACTGGTTGGGGAGTCGATCCCCGATGGAGGTACGGAGGCTGACACCCTCTTTACTGACGTCGAGATCGACGACATCCTCAGCCAGAGCGACGACGTCGAACGTGCCGCGTACGAGGCATGGCGGGAGAAGGCTGCCAAGCTCGCCAACCTGGTCGACACCACCGAGGGCAACTCCCAGAAGAAGTTCTCGCAGCTTCTGGACAACGCGAATGACATGGTGAAACTCTACCTGCGTTCGTCGGGGGGTCCGACGGAGGGACGCACCCGGATCGGTCGACTCACGAGGCCGGGTGTGGAATGGTGATGAGCCCGGTGCAGCTTCTCATGGAGCGGCGTCAGATCGAAGCTCTGATCAAAGCTGACGAGGTCACCATCACCCTACACCGCCGTGAGAAGCTTGCCGTGCCTGGTGGAGGCTGGAAGTGGGGCCCCGAGACCGAGCTCACTCCACAGCGAATGGCGCTCATCCCGTTCAAGCGGCGGATGACCGAGTTCCTGGTGGCGACTGAGATCGGCGACGTACCGGACCTGCCCTACATGATCCTGGGTCGATACAACCTCAACATTGCCAAGGACGACTGGTTCTTCTGGCAGGGTGACAAGTTCGAGGTTCAGACTGTGGACATCAAGCAGGACGTACGCATCGCTGCCCACGTTGACTACTTCGGAGGGCTGAAGAATGGCTAGGGCTGGGTTCATCTGGTTCGACGGCATCGGTCCCGTTCTGGACGTCCTGGCGTTGAACGCAGCTACCAACGTCGTAGAGGCCATGGAGGAAGGGGCTCAAGAGGTCCAGGCTTACGCCCAGATGAACGCTCCCTGGTCTGACATCACCGGGGAGGCCCGCAACGGCCTGACCGCGGAAGTTGACTACGAACTGGACGAGGTCACTCTGCTTCTCTACCACACCGCTGAGCACGGGTATTGGCTGGAGCTTATCCAGGACGGTCGCTTTGCCATCATCATGCCCACGCTTGAGGCTCTCGGCCCCAAGATTCTCGAGGACGCTGGGGCTACCGTCATGGGCGTCGGGAGTTTCTGATGCGTGCCTTTCTCTTCGACCTCCTTACCACCGACCAGGAACTCTGGCCACTCATCGGTGTGGGAACTCTTGAGCAGGCACAGGAACAGATCATGCCTCGCCAATCCCAAGAGAACATCCTTGCACGTCGGCCCTTTCTGGTGTATGGCCTTGGTAACGCCACCAACGAGCAACTGGCCGACGACGACGCCGGTGACCATGAGGCGGAGAGGCAGTTCTTCCAGGTCTGGATCCACGACGAAGGAGGTAGTTACAACCTCATCGAGGACATCATCCCCGTCGTCAAGAGGAGGTTGATCGGAGCAAGTCACCCGCCATCCAAACTCGTCACCATCCGATACCTTGAGACCTCGGGGGAGTTTTCCAACCAGACGTACAACACCATCTTCCGCTACATCCGATTCCAAGCCATCATCGCCAAAGGAGCAGCAGCATGAGCCAGGTCAAGTACACGGGATCCTCCGACTTCCAGATCTTCGAGAAGAAGGACTTCGAGAAGGCCGGGGTCGAGGACCAGGGCAAGGTCACCTTCGCCAGGGGGGAACCCACCGAGGTCAGCGAAGACGCGGCGCAGGCTCTCACGTCCACCGACCGTGACGAGAGCATCTTCTACGCACACAGCTTCGTCGAGGTCGACGAGGAGGGCAACGAGGTCAAGCAGTCCTCCGCCAAGAGTGGCTCCGAGGAGGGCGACGAGCCTGACCTCGGTGACGCTGACTCCCGCGGGGACCAGACCGACACCGACACCGCCGGCGCCGGCGCAGGAACGACGGGGGGAGGTACGACGACCCGCAGGTCGACGGCAAAGAAGGCCGCGGCTGGGAACAGGTCGAGCACTCGCTCGTCATGATCGCATGACGCGCATTGAGCATGCCTGAGAGAAGCAGGGAAAGCTTCCTGATCGATTAGGCACCATTGACTCGCATCACGCGACCATTCAAGAACTCGCATCGATTAGGGAAGCGGTGAGGATGATGGGCACGGTGGACCTGAGGTGCGAGGGCACACTCTACGGCCGACTGACCGACGATCGGTGGCTCGAGGTGAAGTGCAAGAGGCGGTCTTGCGGATACGCCAAAGGCATGGTAATCCTCCACACCATCGACACCAAGACAGGACAAGTGGTGGGGACCAAGGTCTTCGCCGAACCGAGAAACAGAAGGAGTGGCAATGCCTCTCGACACACACCCGCTTCCGTTCGGTCTGCGTGACGTCCACCTGACGGGCTTCACCACCCAGGCGGCGACGGAGTACGAACCGACAAGCATCGACCTCCCGGTCTCCCGGACGTTCTCCTTCAGCGACACGGAGGACTTCGAGGACCTGCAGGGCGACGACACGACGGCTGCCTCGCACGGCTCTGGCCCCTCGGTGGAATGGGAGCTTGAGTCCGGTGGTCTCCCCTTCTCCGCGTTCAAGCTCATGGCTGGTGGAACGATCACCGAGTCGGGCACCACGCCGGCGATGAAGAAGGTCTTCTCGAAGCTCGCCACCGACAGCCGGCCCTACTTCAAGGTCGAGGGCCAGGCCATCTCCGACAGCGGCGGGGACGTCCACGGCCTCGTGTTCAAGGCCAAGGCTACTGGCTCGCTCGAGGGCGAGTGGGCGCAGGGCGCCTTCCAGCTGCTCAGCGCGTCGGGCCGAGGCTTCCCCTCGACCGTGACCGCCGACGAGGGCAAGCTCTACGACTTCGTCCAGAACGAGACCGCGATCGCCGTCTCCTGATCGTCCACCCATCCATCTTCTACCAAGGAGGAACCATGCCAAGGAAGAGGGGCAGACTGCAGAACAGGGCCTGGAGCGGTCGAACCACTCCGGTCTACACCCAGGCGGCTCACGTCCGTCGCAGCTCGAGGAGGCGATGAGATGAGGTGGTTTCTTCTCATCCTGGTACTTCTCGTGGCAGCCGGCGTACTTCTCTGGGTGATTCGGGGAAGCCGGCGGCCATGAGCCACATGAGACGATGGGGCGCCGTCTGGATCCTTGCCCTGCTGTTTTTGGGGTCGTGGCTTGGGCAGCTCATCGCGCAGGTCAAGGAGGTCGCCGACAACGCCCACGATCATGGGGAGAAGTTCCTCTGGTCTGACTTTTGGCCACAGTTCTTCACCTCGACCTTTGAGAACTGGCAGTCGGAGTTCCTGCAACTGGCAGTGCAGGCGGTCCTGATAGCCAGTCTCGTCGGGCAGAAGAAGTTCTTCAACGCGGATGGTGGAGCTGACAAGGAGGATGTCGAACGCATTCTCCGGGCAATCGGGTCCCAGAACGGCGACGAGCAAAAGCATCGGGCATGACGGGAGATTATCGTTTATGTCGTTATCGTTGATATCACCCTATAGGGGTGAATCACGAACGATACGATATGACGATATCCCGATACATGCTCGAGGGAACAACAACTGAAGAGAACAACCAACAACAACAACCAGACCCCCAGGAGGGCCTAGCAATGGGAAAGAGTGGAAACCCGGCCAAGAGGGCCGAAGAAGAGACCAAGGCGTCGGAGAACAACGGGACCGAGAACCTCGTTGTCTCCGACGTTGCTGCGTTCAAGCAGCGGGCGAAGGGCCAGCTCAAGGAGCTCCCCTCGGGCATGGTGGCGATGCTCAAGCGGGTCGATCTCCAGGCCATGGTGCTGTCAGGCAACGTGCACAACCCTCTGATGGAGATCGTGTCGGAGGCTCTGAAGAAGGGCCAGAAGGCCGACGTCGCGAAGATGGTCGGCATTGACGAGGGCGAGCTCGACCTCGACGCGGTCAAGGACATGTTCGAGATGGTCAACAACGTCGTCATCTCCTGCTTCGTGCAACCTGAGGTCCACCCCATGCCGGTGCCCTCCGACGAGGATCTCGAGGACCTCGACGAGGATGACGAGGACTACGACGTCGAGTACGCCCAGCTGGTGGCGGAGCTCATGGACGACGACAAGCTCTACGTCGACGAGATTGACTCCGAGGACAAGATGTTCATCTTCAACTGGTGCATCGGTGGTACGGAGGATGTTGCCACCTTTCGTCGCGAAGCCAGAGCAGACATGGATGCTGTGGCAAAAGGCAAAGGCGGTAAGCGAAAGGCCAAGCGTCCTGCTGGGTCTCGAAAGTGACAGCTACATCGCGTACTGTGTAGATGAGGCAGTGATCTACTTCGGGCTTGCTCTGGAGGGCATGCTTGAGGATGCTGGGTCTGGTCGACCCGGCAAGGAGGAAAGACGAGCCAAGATGGCTAGGGATCGACTGATGAACTCGGTCTTTGGCCAGGACAAGCAAAAAGGCTCGGGTTACGCAGACCCGGCCCTGATGTTCACCTGAGGGGAGTAAGACCATGGCAGCGGACCTTGGTACCATCCGAGGTTCAGTCCGCATGGACATCCGCCAGGCTGTGGCTGCGTATGCCACCCTTCGGGCCCAGAACGCCAGGACCGTATACACCCTACGGGGTACCGGCGACTCCTTCGTGCAGGCGGGCAAGACGATGGGGGTCGCCGGTGGGGTGATGGTCTACGCCTTCGCCAAGGTCGTCCAGGCTGCTGCTGAGTTCGAGCGGAAGATGGACTTCTTCGCTGCGGTGTCCGACACCAACTCGAAGAAGATGAAGCAACTCAGCGACTTCACTCTGCAGCTGGCTACAGACACCATCTATTCTGCTGACGAGATTGCTGAGGGGTTCATCGAACTTGGTAAGTCTGGCATCAGCGCAGAACAGATCATGCGCGGAGTCGGCGACGCGATGGCCAATCTCGGTGCAGCGGGAGATATCCCGTTGGCCGAATCGGGCCAGATCATCACCTCCACCATCCAGCAGTTTGACAAGTCCGCCAAGGACGCCGTCGCAGTCACGGACCTTCTGGCCGGCGCAGCCAACGCGTCAATCGCGGACATCACCGACCTCGGGGTCTCGCTGAAGTACGTAGGTGGTGTCGCCCACACCGCCGGGCTGAACTTCGAGGACACTCTGACGGCAATCTCACTCCTCGCCAAGGCGGGCATCCGAGGATCCACCGCTGGCACCTCGCTGCGGCAGATGATCGTCTCGTTCGGTGGTGCCACCGCACCCGCCACCGAGGCTCTCGAGGAACTCGGCATCATCACCGAGACCGGAGCCAACCGGTTCTACGACGCAGCAGGCAACCTGAAGCCTCTCTCGGAGGTCTTCGAGATTCTGGGTAAAGCCACCGAGGATCTTACCGCCAAGGAGCGGGTGCTCCAGATGCGGACGATCTTCAACAACAGGGCACTTTCCGCGGCAGCTATTCTCTCACGTGAGGGAGCCAAGGGCTTCCGTGAGATGAACACCG